CTATAATAAGCCATGCCATTAACAAATGTACAAATTAGACCGGGATTTAATAAACAGGTAACTGAAACAGGCGCTGAAGGTCAATGGACTGATGGTGATTTTGTTAGGTTTAGATACGGACTGCCAGAAAAAATTGGTGGTTGGGAACAAATTACAGCTAATACATTGCTTGGAAAAGTTACAGAACAATTAGTTTATGCAGACCTAGACGGTAATATTTATGCTGCATTAGGAACTAATAAAACTTTAATTATTTATTATGAAGGATCTTTTTACGATATTACTCCCTTAGATAGCGCTATTACTGGTGCAACCTTTACAACTATAAATACAAATCCAACAGTCACTGTCAACAAAGCAGCACACGGCTTATCTGTTGGTGATTTATTTACTTTTACTTCAGTAACCCCTCCTACTGGAGCAGGTTACACAGCAGCAAATTTTACTGATAATACATTTCAAGTAGTAACCATTCCGACTATTAATACGTTTACAATTACTATGGCAACAAACGCAGGTACTTCCGTGTCTGCAAGTGGAGCAGCAACAATAAACCCATATATTAAACCAGGGCCTCTAACTCAAAGTTATGGTTATGGTTGGGGTGCCTCTACGTGGGGAGGAGCTTCTGGAGTCGTAAATACTTTAAATGGTACTTTGTCTGACAATACCGCAGGTACTGGTGGCTCTGGAACAGATATTACACTAACTTCAACTGTTGGGTTTCCTGCATCAGGGACTATAAAAGTTGGAGCTGAATTTATTTCATACTCTGGAGTAACAGGAAATAACTTAAACAATATTACTAGAGCAGTAGGTGGTACTAGATCAGCACACAGTTCTGGAGCAGGTGTAGAATACTATACAGCATGGGGACAAGCGGCTTTATCTTCTACAACACTACTAGATCCTGCAACATGGTCACTTGATCACTTTGGACAAAAATTAGTATGTACAATTAAAAATGGTAAAATATTTGAATGGGATCCTCTTTCAGTCACAACAGCAGCTTTAGAAACTAGAGCAACAGTAATATCTGGAGCTCCTACAACTTCTGTAATGTCTATTATCTCTGAGAGAGATAGACACTTAATTGTTTTAGGAACAGAAACTACAATTGGTTCAGCTTCAACACAAGACAAAATGTTTATAAGATTCTCAGACCAAGAGACATTAAATGATTATCAACCTACTTCAGTAAATACTGCTGGAACCTTTAGACTAGACTCAGGTGTAAAAATAGTAGGTGCTACAAAAGGTAAAGATTATATATTAGTTGTTACAGATACTGCTGCTTATACAATGCAATTCGTAGGACCACCTTTTACTTTTTCTATAAGACAGGTTGGAAGTAATTGTGGGTTAATTGGTCAACACGCAATTAAGTATGTTAATGGTAGAGTATGGTGGATGGGACAAGCTGGTGGTTTTTTTGTTTATGATGGAACTGTTAAATCTATACCTTGCCTAGTTGAAGATTTTGTATTTACCAATAAAGGAAACAATTTAGGTATAAATTATGGTGCTGGAGAAGTAGTATACGCAGGTTTAAATCATTTATACGAAGAGTTAAGTTGGTTTTATCCTAAAGCAGGTTCTGATGAGCCAGATAGAGTTGTAACATATAACTACAGTGAGAATACTTGGACTACAGGCACGTTAGCTAGAACTAGTTGGTATGATTCTACACTTTATGATAATCCTTATGCTTCAGAATTTGACCCAACTGCAACACCAAGTTTTCCTGTTATTCAAGGAGTGACTAATGCAAATGGTGCTTCTATTTACTATGCTCATGAAGTAGGTAACAATCAAGTTAGTTCTGCTGGAGTTAAAACAGCGATACCTGCTTTTATACAGTCTGGTGATTTTGATTTAGGAGAAGGTCAAACATTTATGAGTATAAGAAGATTTGTTCCTGATTTTAAATTACTTACTGGAGACGCACAAGTTACAGTAAATTTACGTGATTATCCAACAGATGGTGCAGTATCTTCACCTCTTGGACCATTTACAATTACAAGCTCAACTGATAAAGTAGATACCCGAGCTAGATCAAGATTTGCTAGTTTAAAAATAGCTAATACCTCTACCGATCAATCTTGGAGGTATGGTACATTTAGAGCAGATATACAAGAAGACGGTATGAGGGGATAATGGACGAAATATTTTTACAAGATTATGCTAACAATGTAGCACAAGCTCAAGATCCTTTTGGTATAGCAGCAGTTCAATCTCAACCAGGATTTGAAAATTACACACCTTCAACTCAAGGAATAGAACCAATGGCAGCAAACCAACCGATGGGTTTAGTTCAAGATCCTACCCCTGTAGATTATAAGGGGATGATTAAAGAGGGGTTAAAAAATGTTGGCACAAATTATGTGATGGATAAGCTAGGATTAGAAGGTATTAAAAGAAATGTTGTTGGATCAATGATAGGAACTAATGCTTTAAGTTTTAGTAATCCTCTTGGAATGGCTATTACAGCCGGTACAATGATGTCTGGTTCTACGTTACCTGATGCCGTAAAAGGAATTGCTGGTATGTTAAGAGGTAAAAGATTAGCAAAAAATATACAAAAGAATGTAGATAATGACAAACAAGGTGATATTACAACCTACAATATGAAAACAGCTACTATGCAACCTACTCCACAAGACTTAGGTAGAGGTCAAAATAATGACGGTGGACCTGCGCCAAAAACTTCTGCACCTGCACCATCAACACCATCACATCAAACAAGTGGACCTGGTGGGTTACATAGTTACTAATGGCTAGAGTTGATATACAGATACCGGAACCTTCTCCTGAATACAGTGAGGAAAATCAAAGACAAGTTTCTCAATCTTTACAAACTATGAAAGATAAATTAAACACTTCGTATCAACAAGAATTAAAAAATGAACAAAATACATTTAATTATTTTTTATCATGACAATACAATATAAAAATGCTGGTATAAATCTTTCGGGAACAGGCACTGTATCTGTTCTTACTTCTCCAACAGGAGCAAGATGTTTAATTAAACAAATACAAGTAGACAATAGTTCTGCGAGTCCCGTTAATTTATCAGTTCAAGTTACCGATACTTCAGCTACAGCTACTTTTGCTATTTCTAGAAAAGCTGTTGCAGCAAACACAGTTGAAAATATTATAGATAAAACTTTAATTTTAGAAGAAGGTGATATTTTAAAAATGACCGCAGGAACTGGTGGAGAAATACAAGGCATAATTAGTTATGCTCAAATAGATAGATCTCAAGAAAATGGCTAAGATAAATATCTTCACAGATAGTATTGTAATAGATTCTTTGTTTCATAATAAATTAGATGATGAAATATTAAAAGAGTTAAATATTAAAAAACAAAATAATCAAGGCGTTATAAAATCAAACGAAAAAGGTTTTCAAACAGACACTATAGATAATAAAATAATCTGTGATTGTATTTTACAAAAATCAGTTTCTTTAATATTTAAACACTACAATGTTAAACCTAATCTAAAATATAGTTTAAATAATTTGTGGATAAATGAGAACTATAAACATTCTTTTAATGAACCCCACTCGCATCCTGATAGTAATTTTTCAGGGACTTACTATGTAGAAGCTAAAAAAGATGGGGGAGAATTAGTTTTTTTAAGAAACGATAAGTCAGGATCAATGACTATGTGTGAAGAAGTATCAAATGAATTTTATAATCTTTATAAAATTCAACCTCTTAAGAATCAAATAATATTATTCCCTTCTAATTTGGAACATATGGTTTACCCTCATTATGAAGAAACACCTAGAATCTCTATCTCTTTTAATGTAAATGTAGAAGCTTAATGAAACTACAAGTTATAGATAACTTCTTTGACAACTATTCAAGAATAGAACCAGAGTTTAAAAAAATAAAACTATATAATTTAAAGGATTTTAATGATGAGTTTAAAGATAATCAAGAATGGCCTGGTTTTAGAAGTGAAGCTATTCACCAAGGTAATCCATTTCTATTTGAATTATTTCTAAAAGAATTTAAACAAAAGTTTGAAATGCATATGCCTTTTGCAGTCGACTTATATTTACATTTACGACTTGGACAAGATCAAGTTAAAGATTGGATTCATAAAGATCTAGCCTGTCAGCTTGGAATGATTATTTATTTAACTGATAATTTAGAATCAGGAACAAATTTTTATAAAGATAATTCTGAAGTACCAAATACAACAGTCAATATGGTTAAGAATAGAGCTATTTTATTTGACTCACAAACAGATCATAAATCCATGTTGAACTTTGGAAATAGTTTAGATGATGGTAGACTTACTTTAAATGGTTTTGTACACTTAAAATAATGGCTAAACAAAAATTTACGCATTTCGTTCCAAGAGATCAGCCTAGGAAGAGACCTCGAAGACATAGTAAAAGCCTTAATAAAAAAAAGAAGTTGCAACACAACAAAAAATATCATAGACAAGGAAGGAGGCAAAAATGAGTGAACTAGTTAAAATACCAGCTGAAGCAAAAGAAATTATTAAACATAAAAGAACTGGCAAAGTATATGCTGATAAAAATGATTTTGATAATGATGTTGCTGATCCCAATACTGATACTACTGTGGATGATTTTAGACAAGACCTTGAAATTAAGGTTACTAAAGTTACTATGGGGGCGCTAACTAAAAAATAATGGAGCCAAGAGGAGCCACTGAGCTACAGATGGAGATGCTTTATAAGTATGTCTCCAAAGATTTGTTAGATCAAGTACAAATTTGTACATCAATACCAGGTAAAGTTCCGATAGATCCAAACAAAGTTAATATACTTTGGCAAAAAAATTCTTACGATCAACCTAACCTTCAGGAGTTCTTTGGTAATAAAGAAAGACATGAGGAGTATGATTGGTATGTGTTTAACAGTCATTGGAATTACGAAAAATTTAGAATGGTATTTGACATACCAACTGAAAGATCAATAGTTATTAAAAACGGTGTTGAGAATTTTCCAATACGAAAGATATATAAAAAAGGTGAACCTATAAAACTAGTACATCATTGTACACCCTGGAGGGGTTTAAATGTTTTACTACGTGCCATGCAAGAAGTTCAAAATTTAAATGTTACTTTAGATGTTTATAGTTCATGTAAAGTGTATGGATCTGGTTTTGCAAAAGACAGTGAAGCTGATTTTGAGGCTTTATACGAACAAGCTAGAAAATTAAAAAACGTTAATTACATAGGTTACAAGCCTAATGAATACATTTTAGAAATGATGCCAAACTATGATATGTTTGTATATCCATCTATATTTGAAGAAACATCTTGTGCTTCTGCGCTTGAAGCGTTGGCTTCTGGTGTTCATGTAATTACAAATAACTTTGGAGCTTTGTATGAAACATGTGCTGAATGGCCTGTGTACGTTAACTACTCTAAAAATTATGAACAAATGGCTATAGATACAGCAGCAGGTATTGATGTTGCAGCTTCTTATTTACACGAAGATTTTATGCAAGAGCATTTAGAAGAACAACAAAAGTTCTATAAACGATTTTACAACTGGGGTAAAAAGGGAATGGAGTGGACTAACTTTTTGAAAGGAGTAATACATGAAAGAAACAATAAATGAAGATACGTATCAAACCTTAAAAGAAGCTACAGTTATGAGTGCTTACGAGAAAGCTAGTCTTCCTATGTGGAAACCGGACACCGGAGAAGAAAACGTATCCTTATTTGTAGCAACTCCTGTTCATAGTGATTGTTCAATTCATTACACACAAGCATTATTAGAGCTACAACAATTATGTTTTAAACATAAGATAAAAATTACATTTCAATTATTAAAGTCATCTTTGGTTACACAAGGCAGAAACTTATGTGTGTCTGGTTTTTTAGATACTAATTATAGTCATATGCTTTTTATTGATTCTGATATTTATTTTAAACCTAAAAGCATACTAGAGATGATTAAAAAAGATAAAGATATTATCTCAATACCTTACCCATTAAAAACTATTATGTGGGATAAAGCTATGGAAAGAATAAAAAATAATAGAATTAAAAATATAAGTGACTTAAAAAAAGCTTTTAACACTTACCCGATGAAAGTAGAAAATCCCGAAAACATTACATTAGACAATGGAGTTATAGAAGTTACTCACAGCCCTACAGGTTGTATGATGATAAAGAGACAAGTATTTGATAAATTAATAGAAAAGTATCCAGACAAAGGTATTATACAAAAACAGGTTATAAACGGAGAGTATGTCAACAGACCCAATTTATGGAACTTCTTTGACTGCTTACACGACCCTGAAACAAAGACTTATTTAGGTGAGGATTTCTCTTTCTGTAAGCTTTGGAAAGACATAGGTGGCAAATGTTATGCTTATGTCCCTGACTCAATCATACATGTCGGAGAGCATCAGTACGAGGGAGCTTTCATGGACGAGTTGAAACCTAGGTAGTATAATGCTATTATCGAATACTTAAGATCTTAAAAGGAGAATTTAATTAATGGCTATACAATTTTTACCTTATGCATTAGCAGCTTTAGGTGGTTACAGAGGATACAAAGGTGCAAAAGAATCAGGAGCCTCAGGACTAGGAAGAATTCTAGGGGCTGCCGCAGGAGCTTACAGTGGTTATAGTTTAGGTTCTTCTGGTATAGGAGCTTTTGGTTCTCCTACACAACAAGCAGCTTTTGCTGGAACTAAAACAGGTCCTTTGAATTTTTTAAACAATCCACTATTTGGAGGTACTGGCCAACCTTTTGATAATCAAAAATTTTTAGGCCCTCAAGAGTTAGGAATAGTAAATCCAGATTACGTAGAGGCCGCTCAGGGTGGAAGTTTATCAGATATTTTATTTAGAAAAAAATTAGAAGGCGGAAAATACGGAGACATAAGTGCAGGAAAACTTTCTTTAATGGCTGCTGGATTACCATTAGTGGGTGAGATGTTTAAAGGTCCTCAAGATGTTTACACACCTGGATACAATATGAATTACTTAGAATTAAAAAAGAACAGACCAAAATACTCATACATTGACCCAGCGACAGGACAGGAAAAAGAATATGATCAAGGATACTCACCTGAAGAAGCTGGAATAGGACAAGAAAGAATGGGTCCTTATTCAGTTTACAAAGATAGATTTAATACAGGTGGCTTAGCAGAGATAAGAAAATTTAATGAAGGTGGTGTAAACTATCTTCCTTCAAAAGTTTCACATGACGAAGACGATGCTAATAATTATGTTAGAGCAACGGGTTATGTAGAAGATGGAGCAGGCGTAGGAGATAAGGACGAGGATACAATGTTAGCTCAATTAGCAGACGGAGAGTTTGTAACAAGAGCAGATGGAGTATTAGGTGCTGGAATCATAGCTGGAGGAAATCCAAATAGCATGAAAGACATGAGAGAAAAAGGTGCCCAATATTTCTATGAACAACAAAAAAGATACAAACGTGTATTTGATTTATTAAAGGATAGAAATGGCAACAGCGAACAAAAAATCAATTAAACCTCTAGTAAGTATTTTACCACTAGAGCCGAAAGATATCGAAAGATTTTGGCCTTTAGCTGAATTCATGGTAGCGGAAGCATTAGCTTTTTCTGGTAAATATGCTGACTCTTCATGGATCATGGATGAATTAAAAAAAGATACAATGCAATGTTGGATTATGTTTGGTTCAGACGAATCAGAAGAAAACAAAGTGTTTGGTATTTGTGTTGGTAGAATTGGGGTTATGCCAAACTACAATCAATATGAAATTGTAATCTGTACAGGTAAAAGAAGAGAACTATGGGAAGACAGTTTAATTAAAGCAGTTACTGATTTTGCAGCAGTTAACAAATGCAAGAGAATGAGTATAATGGCCAGACCAGGATGGGAAAAAGTTTCCAAAAAATGGGGCTGGAAAAAGAAACACGTTCAACTTGAAAGATGGATAGGATAAATATATGAGTTTTTTATTTGGTGGTGGCGGTAGTACACCTAGCAATCAGACACAGTTTGTAAGGGAAGCTCCCGGTATAGAGGAAAGAAAAATAGAATTGATGGACATTGCAAGAGATGTTGCAACAGATCCTATTACATTACCACAGTACCAAAGAGCAGGTTTAGGTGCCTTAGAACAACAGGGAATGACAGCAGCTGGTGTGACAGGAGTTGGTGCAGGAACTGTTCAACAAGGTATCAATCAAGTAAACACTGCAGGAGCGCCTATTGGTGCTCAACAGATAAGTAGATATTTAAATCCTTATCAACAATATGTAACAGATGAAATTGGTAGACAAGGGCAGATGATGCAAAACCAAATTGGTCAGCAAGCAATTAGTGCTGGAGCTTTTGGTGGAGGAAGAGAAGGAGTTCAGCAAGCAGAACTTCAAGGAAGAACTTTATCTGCAATGGGAAGAGCTCAAGCTCAAGGTTTTAATACTGCATTAGGAGCAGCACAACGACAACAAGCAACAGGTTTAGCTGCAGGTCAACAATTAGCTCAAATGGGTTTAGGTCAACAACAAATGGCTCAAGGCGATATAAATCAATTATTTGCAGCAGGTGGTGTTCAAAGACAATTAGCACAACAAGCATTAGATGCTCAAAGACAAAATACATTACAACAACAATACGAACCATATCAAAGAGCTGAGTTCTTAAAAAATATGTACGCAGCAGGACCTACTTCTAGATCTCAAATTACCTTAGGAACAGGACCTAACACAAATCCATTTGCACAAGCTGCTGGTGCAGGTATTGGCGCATATGCTTCGTTAATGGGTAATAAACAAGATCAAACGTAGGAATTAAAATGTCTTTTAATAAAGTTTTAAACAGACCGATGTTTAGAAAAACAGCCTTGCGTCAAGGTGTGTTGAAACCTATTAATGCAAACACAGGTGTTATGGTCGGGTACCCAACTGGTGGTCCTCTAGTAACAAACCCAAGAACGCAAGTTTCTACTCAAGTAAAACCACAAAGTTTTTTTCAAAAACTAGGGTCTGAGTTTAAAACATCTAAACAAGGTATTAAAGATATAATGAACCCTAAGAGTAACCAATTTAGTTCTAAAGGAACTTTTGGTTCTGGTAGAATGATACCAGGACTTTTAGGAATTGAAGGTATTGCATCTACTATTGATCCTTACGTGGGTCAGTATATTAAAAATGATTTAGGAAGAGGCTTAGTAACTTATGGTTTAGCTTCAGCTGCTGCTTTAAATCCTTATGTGAGAGCCGCAGGTATTGCAAAGTTTGGTTATGACACAGTTAAAGACAATATTTACGACCCATTAAAAAAAAGAACTGAGGAATACAGAAAATTACCAGCAAGCCAAAAGACATCCTATGCACAAATGGATGATGCTGAAATGGGTATGATTGATCTAACTCCAAGCGAACAACCAGATAAAGAACAAATTAAAAAAGAAGTTAAAAATAAACCAAAACCTGGAGGAAGATTTGGGATGAAGAAAAAGGTTGAGGGTGATAGATTAACTGAGGCTGATAACGAATCAAGCGTTGTTCCAGGTAATGTAGATATAGATAAAGTTGTAACGAATAATACAACAATTCAAGATAACATGCCTAAAAAAGAAAATGTTAGTGTTGCTGAAGTGACCGAAAAAACGAGTGATGGTAAAACTCCAAATACAACTGTTGTAACTGATGATGAGGCAAACAAAAACATTGTAAATAAAAAAGAAGAAACATTAGATAAAGATTCTAATATTAAGGCAGCAGACGGGACACCTGTAACTAGTAATGTAATACAATTAGCAAAACAATATAGAAAAGAATTAATGTCAGGGCAACAGTCTCAAGCAAAATTAGCTTTCTTAGGAAACTTAGCTGCTGGTTTGCTTTCCGGAAAAAGTAATCAAGGTGGTATAGCAGGTGCTCTTGAAATATTTGGATCAGCTTTAGGACCAGCGGTAAATAATTACGCTACTATAAAATTAAAAGAAAATGAATTATCCAATGAGTTTATGTCTTCTGCATTAGAATTAGCACAAGATGAAATAGATAGAAGAAACCAAGTTATCGAAAGACCTGATTATGATGGGACTCCAGGTATGGTTCAATTCACTGATAAAAATGGAAGAATCGTTAATGCAACAGGTATAAGACTTAAAGACTCAACAGTTATGGTAGCTCTTCCAGGTCAATTAGATCAATTTGGAAGAAACAAATTACAGCCTTTAGCACCAGGATCTTTTAATAGATTTGCACCAAATGATGAATTAGATCCAAAAGCATTAGATACTTTAATAGAACTTGATCAAAAATATAAGGCTTACCAGTACGGACAAAAGTCAGTTGCTTTAATTGAGAAATTTCAAAAAGCAGGTAAGACTGGTGCAGGTCCAGTTGGAAGGTTTAACTTATTCAAAGGTAGATTAAGCGAAGCTATGTATGATGTTACTGGTATGAATATGTTTACTAATGAAAATGAAGCTAGACAAAAAGCTGCTGAGTACAAAGATTTATTAGTAAATGATTGGTTAAAATCAAACGAAGTTGCAGGGGAAACAGATGAAGAAAAAAGAAAAAATGCAGGTGATAAAATAGATGCATTATTAGGAGACTCTGTAAATTCTAAAAAAATTGCAGATG